CCCTCATTAACCACCTTCAGGTTGCTGCCTGAGGCAGCTTCCTTAGATGTTTCAGCATTGTGTGTGTGGGCATCGCCATGTAAATCCTGCGCCTTTCCATGCAATAAGGAACCTGGGGTGAAACGAGCCGCGCGGTGCACGTGAACGCTCATCTCGTAGGTATTACCAAGCTGATTGCTTGAGGCAACAAAATTATCAATCAAAATCAACACAGTGCTGAATTTGGGATGCAAAATCGCTTCATCGAAGTGAGTATCTTCCAAGAACGTGTGTGACCTAACGAAATCGGCAGGATGGGAATTGATTTGGTGGCGGGCCAGTAGCTCTTTGCCTCCATAATGCGATGCCCGATCGCTGCTGACAACCATCTCGCAAAGGTCCAGTACTGCTTTAACATCTGGAGTGCCGAAACTGGAAGAATCTGACTGGTAGGCGGCGCCTGCCGGGTCAGCCCAATAACGTATTCCTCCACTGTATCGCAACACACGAACTGATCCCCCAACTGCCACATGTTCTGTGACGTTCTTTATGCGAATGGATCCTCTAAGGGGAATGCTCTCGACACGGCCTGCAGGGTCCTGGCTGATGGCCTGGTCGTTGCCGCCGAGATTGTCGAGTGGGTGGTTGGGATGCTTTTGCGTAGGTCCTGTGACTCCCGCGAACTGCTTGGCAGTTAGGAGGTCTTCGATGACACATGACACAACTCCTGCTGCTTCAACGAACCCAATAACAATGCCCATAACATTGTCGGAAGAACCTGGGTTCATGATAACAAGCTTGCGGTTGGTTGAAACGTTGGCCGTGAGTGAAGTGCCAACCGCGTTGAGGTAAGTGTATGTGCCGGCAACATTTCCTGTGCCATTTACCGTTGAAACTGTCGAGCCGTGAATGCATGTAGCGGGCCCAACGGACATGCCCAAACAAGCACACTCTGGGGCAACTTTGAAAGCATCAAAGTAGTCGAGCTTTGGCTTGTTGGCTTCTAGCCGGTTGGGTGGTTTAGGGGGCTGAGTTTGAGTGGCCTGGCGGTTGTTAGCCGCGCGTTCCTTCCTGGCGTTGGCGTTATCCCTTTGGAATTTCGCTCTCATCGCCGGGCGGTCCTTGGCTGCTGCAAGCCTCAGCTGCTCCTTCTGCTTCGCTGTCATGCCTTGGTTCATGGTCGCAACAATCGCAACTGGCGTTTATGGAAACGAGCGGGCCTCCGCCCAGCAAATCCAGCAACTGCCCCGTATTGGAAGATACGGCCCCCGAAGGGCGAAAGATGAATTAACAAAGCACGGCCTTTTAAAGGGCGTGCGCGCGCGTTATTACTTTAAAGGTGCTAACCTGAGTGCACCCGGTCGAGCCGAGATGGACTAGGTCCAATGCAAGATGTGGTACTGCCAGTTAGACCACAACGTCCCCGCCCCTATACAACTATACATTAGGCGGATACAGGCCAATTGCCTACAGTGAGTGACGGACATGCCCCAGGCTGTTTAAAACAGCGGCCGAACGCCGATCGGATGTCGGGACTGGCTTTACCAACGTCCCTAATCCTTTCTGTCACACTCTCAACCTACTCCTGGTAGATAACAACCGCTTTACGACTTACG